CCGCTGATGACTGTCGCGCTCGCCCCGTCATAGGTCAGGCCGCTGTCAACGCCGAAATAGTCCTCCTGGTCACCGAACAGCCTGCTGGCCATCTGTTCGACATAGCGCCGGTTGCGCTCGCCCGTGACGCTAATTGTTCCCGTGGCAGGCGTGACGGCAGATTCAGGGATGGTGTATGTCACCACCGTATCGGATGTGACCGCGACCACGAATGTCCCGTTATAGGCCTCCTGCGCCGCACCGGAGACCGTGATCTCCTGCCCGCTGTCCAGCAAGTGGTTCTCAGAAAACGTCACCGTTGCCGTTGTCCCGCTTGATGTGATCGAGGTCAGCGGTATCGTGCCCAGGATAGGACGGCGCACGATGGCATAGAGCATGTCGTCATTGCCCTCGCCAACGACACAGATGCTTTCGAACGTGCCGGAACGGGTGATATGCCGGTGCCATGCATAAACTTCCTGCTCTGGCACGTATGTCATGCCCAGCAGCCGGCCATCGGATGACACGCCCCACACAGTCGGAACCGGCGCCTTTGAATATGCCATGTCTACAATCGTCTTGTAATCGAACAGGTGCGGCGCGCGCAGGCTCATGTCGATCGAGACATAGCTGTTCACGTCGAAATTGTACCCCGCCGCCCTGACATGCCCGCCCCGCGCTGCCGGGTAAACAGCAGACGTTCCCACCACGACAGGCTGGACAAGGCTGGCGCCGATATAGGACTGAGGCCGCATGCTGATCGTGAACGGGGTTATCGCCCCGCCATCGGTCGAGGACACGACCCATTCCCCGCTATCGGTCAGGATCAGCAACTCGCCCACGGGCACGATGTGGCGCACAATCGAGGCTTCCCGCGCTGCCATGCGAACGCTGATTGCATCGTCGTCCCTCACCGGAATCGAGTAATCGAGGTTGCTCTCTGCCCCGGTCTTAGTCATCCACAGGGTTTGCGGCAAGGCAACCGTCCCGGCAAACACCCGGCGCTGCTCAAAATACCCCACCGATCCGGGATAGTCTGCCGCAAAGGGTGTCTTGTTCGCAGGAGGCGCGCGGCTCGTGTCCGCAGCAATGTTGTCATCCACCAGCGTCGTCGTCGTGGTCTGGCCGATATAGCCATAGATCCCGCCGCTCAGCTTGTAGACATTGCGCCGCCCTGCTGCGGCGAACGTGATCGTGTTGATTGCGCCCGTGTCAAACAACTGGTTGACCGCCGTTCCTGCCGCTGATGGAACGCTTTCGTCAAGCTGGTCATCCGTCACATTGGTGGCGACATAGCTATAGGTCTGTGTATCGGATGGGCTGGTGGCCGGTGTCGGTGTCACAGCTGAGATTGTCGGCGCCGCCAGCGCCGAGCCGAACGTGATGGGCTGCAATGTCCAGTTCGTAGCCCCCAGCCTGCGCAGTTCATAAGGCGGATAGCGCGGGTGGCACAGCGTCAGCACGTCAGCCGATTGCACATAAGTCAGGCTGCCAATGTCGTTCTCGGCATAGGGCGACGGGATTTCATAGACCGTATCCAGTTCAAACCAGTACCCCGTAGGTGCGCTCACTGACGTGCCGGTATAGCCTGCATACTGGATTGTCGTACTCTCGACGGCATCAAGCTCCATGAATTCGTTGAATTCCAGCGTGTAGAGCGTTGTCACCCTGCGGATATAGACCAGTTGACCAATCGTCACGGTTAAAGGCAGGCTGTCACCAACGAATGTGTAACCGGACGGGATCGAATACGACAGGGGAGCCGTCAGCACCCAGGATGACGAAACCACAGGCGTTGCCCCATACTGGTTCGCGCCTGTCTCAGGGTCATGGTTGGTTGAATCCGCAACGCAATACCATGTCGATCCGCCCTTGGTCACCAGGTCACCGGGCACGTAATCCGTCCCGCTATCCCATGCGCTCAGGCCGGTCGTTGGCGTCAGCAGCGTGGCCGCATAGCTGTGGAACCGGATGCGCGACTGTGAGAACTCCAGCGCAGTTGTCTGTGTCGTGGAATACCGGAACGGGATCAGCCGTGTTGCAATGTTGCTATCAACAACTTCCCGCACGAACCGGAACCCTGTACGGCTCTCGATTGGTCCCTGCGGCAGGATGATGAAGTTCTGGCAGTCCTTCAGGCCGGTATTGTATTTCACGTCATCGATGCGGCCCAGCATGTCCGGGCCGATGATGCCGCCATTGAATGAGCGTGTGTAAAGCTTGGCCATCAGTAGTCTGTCCGGCCCCACAGGTTAGAGCCACGCGATTCGATCCATGGCGCCCTGTGCTGGTTGTCATCCGAGACTTTCCGGCTTGCGGCCTGGTTTGCGTCCTCGGCTGCGGCCTTCGCTGCCCACGCCATGCCCTGCTGTGTCGCGCCCTGCCCCACTTTCATGCCTTCGGTGCCTTTGATAGTCGGGCCTGCAAGGCGGCCTGCGAGAAGCCATGAAAACGCCTCCACGAACAATGGCGAATAAAGCGTCGTGTCTGTCTGGTCAAACGTGTATCGGATCACTGCATTCTCGATATTGGAATACAGCACCTTGACGCCCGTGCCGCTGGAACCGATCTCATAGGCCGTATGGTCAGCATAGGTCTCGTCGCGCCATTCGCCTGGATCATAGACGCCCGTGATTCTCAGCGCATCCGAGGGCAGGCCATAGACGAACAGCCATGTCAGCGGGATATCCTCGGACGGTGACAGGCTCGCGGCCGCTACACGCTTGGTTGCAAAGCTCCACGGGTGCATGGCCAGCAGCGTCTTGCGCGTCATCGGGTAGAACTGCGCGCACCGTTGCGCCTCTGTGCTGGCTTCGGGAGGATCGATTGAATTGATGTCACTGCGTTCGCCGATATGCGAGAGCGCCAGGTTGCAGATGTCTACAGGCGAAGTCATTGGCGTCTCCCTTGAAAAAATCCGGTGGCGGGAAAGGACAGCATCCCGCCACCGGCGTCAGTTAACCGTTATCCGGGGTATCTTCCTTAGCCTTGCGGGCCGGTTTGGCGGTTTCCATGTCTTCCCACCATGTCGATTTCGACTTGTCAGGAACCATGAACTCCACCCCCGGACTGATCCGTTCAGCAGGTGCGCCCGGCTCTAGCGGGGCGTAACCATGTCGTGTGGCTCTTACGCGTTTAGCCATGCCTCATGCTCCCTTACTGGCTGATATTGGCGCCAGCAGCCTGAGCGAACGACTTGTACGTGTTCACGTTCGGCGTCAGGAATGCATTGATCGCACCCGCCGTGAACGCTGCCGTGCCAGTCGTCTGCACGATGCCGACATAACGCTCATACTGGCCCTTTGGCAGTTCCACCTTGGCGATGTAAGTACCAGCCGTCAGGCTGGCGACCGGAATGGCCGGGCTGGACCAGTGATAGGTCGCAGACCCGTTCACCGCAATTGCCGCCTGCGCATCGCTGCACAGATGAAATTGCCCCGTGGCCAATCCACCAGACGTGGCAGACGTGGCAACCTGGATCACAAGATACAGGCACTCCACATCGTTGAGGCCATCGCCGCCAGTGTCATAGACATCGCCAATAAGGTAGGAGCCAGCAACGCCCGTATTGAGCGCCGTGGCATCCGCGAATTCAGTTCGTTCATCCATAATCATATCAGGATTTCCTTTCTATCTCAGGGGTTACGTGGTCGGAACGCCGGTCTCAGTGTTAAGGAGCGAATCAACGCGGCGAACAGGCACATCGTCAAACGTCATGACGTACTTGCCTGCCACCTGATCCATCATCAGGGTCGAACCCTTGACCTTCTCCACCATCTGGCGGCGCAGGTAAGAGCGGGCGCGGCGGTTTGCATAGAACGCAAACTTGGCTCCCGACATGGAAGGAGGCATCTCGACAGCCTGTGTCATCAGGTCGATGAGGTCAGGCCCGGTAGCAGCCGTGCCCGTCAGGTCTTCCGAGTTGTACTGGACGCGAACCACATAGCGCCAGTCACGGACAGTCAGGCCGCAATCCCAGCGATAATGCGAACGGTACGCTTCCATGCGGCCATTCGAGCCGTCCACGTTCTCGATGGTGACCTGGCCCTTGTCATTGTGCTGGAGGCCACCAATCGAACCCTTGGGATAAATCCCGTGGACCGTGTTTTCACCCCAGCCAATCAGCCAGATAGATGCGTTGTCAGCATTGTCTGGCGTCGTGCCTGACTGAAGGATGATGTTCTCACCATTGGCAACACCCGTTGCCTTCGAGGAGAAACGCGGGGCAAAGCCCGTGATTTCCTCCGGTGCCGTGCTTTCCGACGCATAGAACAGCGAAGACGCGAACTCCTGGTTCATGCCTTCAATGTGTGCCCGGTCTTCCGACAGGCGGAAGGCGGACGTGTTGCCGTTCAGGTCAGCCATTGCCTTGTCAACTTCGGCATAGGCTTCGAGCATGCCGCATGTGTCAGTGACCTGCGCGGTACGCGATTTGGTGGGCTGGACCCCGCCATACAGCTTGCGCCATGTGGGGGTTGGAAGGCCCGTGCGGATCGTCGTGCGGTGGCCTGTCGGCAGGTTGCCTTCAGCCCATACCATGTCTTGCAGGACTTCGTTTGTCTCTGACAGGATCTCAACGATCTGGTCGATCTTGCCATCAGGATCGAGGCGCTTGGCCACGTCCATCAGGGTTGGGTGAATAGTGCTCAGCGTTGCCATGTTGGCGATCTCCTATTGATGATCTGAGTTATCGTAGAATGAAGCCCGCTGCGCATTGGTGCTGCGACCTCCAGGAACCACGCTGTCATCAGCGATGGCTTTGCCAGCACGGACCATCAGCCGGATCATCTCCGGGTGATTGCCGAGCCGGCTCTCCTCCAGGAAGGACTTGAATTCAGGCGCCTTGTCTCCGAGCAGTTTGTCCAGAGCCTTCACGGCAACAGAAAGGTTTTCCTTGAGCTTGTCGCCCCCGATCTCCTTGTCAGCCTGCACCGCTTCGGTCCATTGCTTCTCGGCCTGATCCATGACCTGCTTCTGGGCGTCGGCCCATCGCTCGGACTGTTTCACGCCAAGGTCGGCAATGCGTTGCGCCTGTTCCTGCGTAAGCCCCAGTTCCTTCGCCACTTCGCCCAGTTCACCAACGGTATCAGGATCAACCTCCATACCCTCGGCAAATTTGAACTCGTAGGCTTCGGGAACCTCGGCCTTGTCTTCAGAGCCTTCAGCGGGCTTGTCTTCCGCCTTCTGGTCTTCAGCCGCAGTCACGTCTTCCTGACTGCCGTCACCATCCGTGCCCGTCAGCATGGTTTTGGTGTCGGCACTCGCCGGTGTGGATTCGGTGGTTCCTGCCTCCACGGCCGCCGTCTCTGTCGCCTGTTCCGCTACTGCGGTGTCAGTCGTATCTGTCATTGCTGTTCCTCCAGCATCTTGAGGTAAAAGTCAGGCGCTGCAACCTGCACCGCCGCCAGTAACTTGAGGCCCACATTCCGCTGGCCCTCCCGAAAACTCATCTCGCTGCCATTGGTCGAAAAGCTGGAGCGATACACGCCGCACCAGTCCAGCAGTTCGCGCACGACACGCCTGCCCTGCGGCCCCGACATCAGCCATGCCCACATCTTCTCGGCTTCCTGACGGTCAAGCGCATTGACATGCCTGCGATCATTCTC